AGATGGTGGTGGCAGTCATACAATTAAGAAAAACAAAGAAGTATCTGAGCAAATTGGTAATGGATATAAAGATGCATGCTCTACAATATTTCGTAATCTAGAATACTCTGTAGAGTATGCTGACTTTTGTGTGCCAACTAACTCAGGTCCTATAATATTTTCTAAGACTACTACAGGTGGATATTATAAACCACATCATGACCACTATACTCATGGTCATTATAGTAATACATTGTTTCTCTCTGACCCATCAGAGTATGAGGGTGGAGAGTTATGTTTATTTGTAGACCAGAGAGTTGAGAAGATAAAGTTAGAAGCAGGAATGATGATAACATATGACTGCGGTATACCACATCAAGTATCTACTGTGACAAGTGGTGAGAGAAATGTAGCAGTCTTTTGGACGGAGTCACAGTATAATGATAAGAGACTAAGACAAATTCATAGTGATGTTGTTAAGGCATGTAGAATCTTAGGTCCTACTAAAACATTTGATACAATAGAAGAGTCACAAGAAGACCCAAGATTTATTTTAGAGCAAGTGATAAATAACTTAGGAAGACTTAACGAAAACTGGTGAGGAAAACAGATACCGAGCCTCTCACCGATGGTGAAGGTATAAGTGCTGCATCCATTGGCACAGGAAATGCGGGTTTCATATATGAGAGAGATGTAATACTCGCTCTAAGAAACTCAGGATTCACTGTGTCTGACCCTGCGGGTGCTGACTCAGCAAAGGCTGACCTTGAATTGACAAGTGGGTTTAAGACAATCAAGTTTGAATTAAAGGAAAAATTATCTGCTGACTTTGCTCAGATGAATTTTGACTTTGATACTACAAGTAAACAATTCTTTATAGACAAGACTAAAACAACAGCAAAGAAAGAAGCAGCACAGACTATGATAGGTATTGCTGAGGAGTTTGACATCATTCGTCAAGCAAACGAGCATTGGAATCCTAAAAAGAATATGCCTGCTAAGTTTGTGGTCAAATCGTCAGCACCTTTTGCAGACCGTGACAAGGCTAGAAAATTAGATATAAAACGTTTTCCTGATAAGTTTTTAGCAAAGGGAGTGGAGGCTGCACAGCAAGTAGAAAAGTATTACAACTCAAAGGATACTTACTACATACAAGTCAAAGGCAGAGGTCTATATTATATGGGTAAAGACCCTGAGGGATATGGATGTCCTCGTTTCTCCAACTCTGTTACAGATAGTAGTATTAGAATTCGTATCAAGACTAACTCAGCGTCGAAGGCACGATGGTCGTTTCTAATGGCACTTAAAATCAATGGTCTTAGGGCAAGCAATCGTGACCTAGACTTGGATTCATCTTTTCTATCCAGTTAGATTAGTGTCCACTCACCTACCCATTCACACCACAGTATAGTATAATATAAGTATGGCAAAGAATACACATTTGGAGCACTTAGAAGATGACATATTTAACTCTGGTTATAACGGTGCTACTAACAGTATTAATTTTCTTGTAGGTCTACGAGACATGTTGACCACAGGTAAAGGTGGTGGCAACACAAAGGTAACTGTCAAATGGGATGGTGCTCCTGCTATAGTTTGTGGTATTGACCCACAGACAGGAGAGTTTTTTGTAGGTAACAAATCAGTATTCAATAAGACTACACCTAAGATATGTTATACAGATGATTTTGTTGATGAGCATTACCCTGCTAGTGGATTGAATCCAATACTTAAGATGTGTCTTGCTGAGTTAAGTAAACTTCCTATCAGAGGTGTCATACAGGGAGACCTATTGTATGAGAAGAGACCTTCCATAGTCAGTATGAAAGGAAAGAAGTGTTACGTCTTCAAACCAAACACTATAACATACTGTGTAGAGGTAGACTCTGACTTAGGTAGACAGATATCACAGAGTAAGATAGGTATAGTATTTCATACCAGATACAACGGAGCAGATATATCTAGTATGGCTGCATCATTCGGTGTTGATGTTAAACCACTGCAGGGTGTAGATAGTGTTGCAGTATTCTCTTCAGAGTTTACTAATGTAAATGGCATGGCAAACCTAACTCCTGCTGAGTTATCAAAGATAAATCTAACTATATCATCTGCCAAACGTAATCTAAGTGCAGGACGTAAGTTTCTATCAACTATCAATAAGGAGACAGGGTCATTCGCATACAATTCTCTGTTTAAAATGTATTTCAACCAAGTAATACGCTCAGGTATGATACCAAGTAACTCTCGTGCTATGGCACAGGGGTATATTTCCTTCGTAGATGCACGTTTTAGACAGGAAATTGGTAAGAAAAAGACTGAAAAGTCACAGAAACAATGGCAAGATAAGAGTGATAAGGCTCTTGCTTATCTAAATAGTAATAAGTCTGTCATGTATTCCGCACTTAGCGGTTTCAAAGACCTTATGGCTGCTAAACAGCAAATCATAAATAAACTGAAGAAGATAGAGGGTGTCGGCACTTTCTTAGAAGATGAAAATGGTTACAAGGTAACCAGTCCAGAAGGTTTCGTCGCTATCAAAGATGGCAATGCACTTAAACTGGTCGATAGATTAGAATTTTCTAGAGCAAACTTCACCGTCGCTAAAGATTGGGGCAAATGAATTTTTTAGAATTTATAACTGAGGCAACTAAGAGTGCGTCTCAACAAAACAAACCTAAGAAACCCACGACAAGTCAAAAAGGTCAGAAGACTTCTGGTAACCTAGAGGACAAGCATGTTGCTATTACTTTTGGTCGCTTTAATCCTCCTCACGCTGGCCATGGCAAGTTACTTGATGCTGTCAAAGCGCACGGAGGCGACTCGGGAAACTATAGAATCTACCCATCCCGTAGTCAGGATCACAAAAAGAATCCGTTATCCGCACAACAAAAAGTAGACCACATGAGGAAGTTATTTCCCTCACACAAGGACAAGATTCAAAACAACGAAGCACATAGAAATATATTTGATGTAATGCGTGACCTACATGACGAGGGTCATGAGCACGTAACAATGGTGGTAGGAGACGATAGAGTAAAAGAGTTTGAGAAGTTGACTAACAAATATAATGGAGTGCATTATAACTTTAAGACTATCAATATCAAATCAGCAGGGGCAAGAGACCCTAAGAGTGAAGACCCTATAGAAAAGTTGTCAGCATCTGGAATGCGTAAGCATGCTAGTGGTGATGACCATGATTCATTCCATGCAGGCATGCCTAAGGGTGTCTCTGCAAAGCATTCTAAACAGATGATGGCGGATGTGAAGACAGGAATGACACCACCTCCTAAGAAGACGAAGACCAAGAAGTCAATCAAAGAGTTGACACTCTGGGAGTATGCACCTAAGTTAGATGCAGATTCGTTTAGAGATTTCTATATGCTAAACCATATCTTTAAGGTAGGTGCTATAGTAGAGCACGATGACACTGGACTAATAGGAAAGGTTGTCCATCGTGGCACTAATCATGTCGTATTCCAAATGCCAGATGGCAATGAGGAAAAGGTATGGTTAAAGAATATAACTGAAGTGGAAGACCCACGTGCTGCATGGGCACGTGCTGCTGATACCACCAAACTCCAAAACAATTACTCTGCTGATGATGGCAGTGGTAATGACTGGAAGGCAGGTACAGACAACTATAGAATGGCATTACAAGCAATGACTCCAGGGCAATCTGTAGTCAGTTTTACAGATTTTCAACAACGCATTAGAAAGTCTGCTAATACTAAATAAAAACAGTAAGACCAATCAGGTGTTATAAAAATGAAACTAGAAATGTTAGTGTCTGCTGCTCTCATGGACTATTCTCCAACCGAGCAGTCATATATTCTTAAGGCGGTTGAGGAAGATAAACTTCCTGATACACAACGTCTCCACGATGGTGTAATGAAAGTCATGGAAGTCCTTGACACATTTGAGCCAGTGGTAGAAGGATATGCAGGCTTCGACGTAGACAGAGATACTGTCAAGAAAAAGAAAGCAGAGCATAAGGATGACCGTAACATAGGTCGTGTTGTATCCTCAGGAGGAAACTCCATGCTCATCACAGGACGTAAGGCTGATGGTCGTTACATTGTTGTCGGAAAGAAAGGAGAGAAGACAGCAAAAGAGGCAGGCGATTTAGGTGTAACTGCTAAGGAAAGTGTAGTAGGTGTAGACATTGATGACGTACATCAACTCATGTTAGAAGGACTTAAGCAGGCACGTAAAAACGTTGGTGCATCTACATGTTGGAAAGGTTACAAAGCTCAGGAACTAAGATGAAAAGAGGTAAATCTGTACCAAATTGTGTACCAGCATAAACTGTTATAAATATAACACCTATATAATACAACAATTGTTTTAATTATGACTAAATTTTTACTCCCTATCGCAATCAATGTAATTAACAAAGCGGTAGACAAGATCCCAGAAGATCTAGAAGAGACACTCAAGAAGTTCGTAATCGGCATTCTTAAAAAAGCAGCTGCAAAATCGGGCAACAAAGTGGATGATCAACTAGTGGAAGCACTAGAGAAAGCACTACTTGGATAAATATAATATAGACAAATCTTAATAACGGAGCATATCAATGTCACTTTATGGTAAGGACGACAGTAATGCCAATAAAACCAAAGCTGGTATTGGTGTTGCTGCGAGTTCACAAACAAAAACTATCGTCTATATTGACGAAACAGAAGCAGCACTAGCACAGAATAAGAATCGTGGATTGAATGCTCCTGGTTGGTGGTCATACTTCACTTATAACGATAGTGCAGGTAACCCACGTCACAAGGCAGAACAATTAATCTTCATCGCTAATGGTGAAGCAAACTCTGGTGAAACACAGGCAGATGACACACTTGCAGGTGATTTCTTATCCACAGTTACTACAACTAATCCTTCTAACGCATCAGTTGCTGCAACCAACACTGCTCAGTTCACAGTTGCTGGTACACCAACAGGTAAAGCATCTGCAATTGACGGTGCTGCTAACGCTGGTGCTACAGCAGGAAGAACTGCTGGTACATATGTGATTTCAGGTACAGGTGGTACTGGATCAGGAATCAAAGTATCAGTCGTAGTTGCTGCTAATGGTTCTGCCACACCTACAATGACAGACGCAGGTGGTGGATACACAGACAACGATACAATTACACTAAGTAGAACTGGTACATATGGTGGTGCTTCAGACATTACAGTTAATGTAAATGGCGTAGGTGCTACAGCAACATTCCAGTGGCAAGTAAGTACAGATGGTACTAACTATGCTAATGTTTCAACAGGTTCTGGTGGAACAACTGCAACATATACCACAGCAGCAACAGCAGCTGGTGACAATGGTAACAAGTACAGATGTGTGGTTGGAACATCACAAGGTGCAACACCCGTAACATCTACTGCTGCAACCCTAACCGTTACTTAATATGTAAATGAAGTTTGATGAATTGACTCCAGATAACTGGACTATCTTTGCTATTAAAAATTATAATAATCCTCAGTCAGTTACATACGCTGACTTTGAGGAGGATATAAAAAAATTCAAATACATTAAGAGGCTCTTTCGTAGGTTTGAAACTACGGGAGAGCTTAAAAAACATCTAATACTTAATCATATTATATTGTTGTATAATGTATTTGGTGACGCAGCAACGCCCTTACTCTTCTATAAAATAGAGAAGAACTACTGGCCAGTGATGAAGGCATTCCTGTTATTTCTTGACAGACTTCCTCTATCACTAAATAAAGATGTAAATACTGAGTGTTTAAAGGAGTTGAATTTGATATGAAGGCTGGAGATGGTTCTGGATTAGCACTACCACCAGCGTTCGTAGTAGTCAATCCTAGACAACACAGACGTTATAAAAAAGGCAACCAAGACCAAGTTGATGGTCGTACATCTGGTGCT